CAGCAAAAGATTTCCAAGAAGAACTCTCGGTAATCATAGGCTTAGCGCCTGAAGTAAGGGAAGCATCATCAGCAAATGTAACTAGCTGATGAGTCTCAATATTGCCTAAAGGCAATGAAGTTTGTTCACCTGTATTTGTAGCAATCAAAAATGGTTTAAGAACCGCCAAGAGTCTGATTAAACTCAAGGTAAAAACTTGTTGGATTAGTAGCCTACATTTTAGAACCCACACACTAATCAATAGAAAATAAAATTTTCTGGTTCTATTTTATAAAAACGAATCTAATTACTAATTTTTAAAAATAACCTGAGACCAGGCTTTGCTGTGTAAAACTTTTACAACAATTTGTTTTACACCCTTAGCTCAGGATTTGGTGCCATCATTTGTCCATAGGAGGTGTTGAAAAATTCAACATATTCTCCATAAGTCAAAATGATAGGCTGTTTTAAAATACTTGCTACACAAGCTTGTTTAATCAATTTTGTCGACTGTTCAAAAATTTCTCTACCATGCAATGAAAGTTCCATTGCAGCAGTCTGACAATTGACACCACAAGCTTCCTCGGGGTCTAGCTCACCACGAATCCAATTAACCATTTCCATACACACTCCATATTCAAGAGGGGCAGTATAAATACTTCTCTCTTGATCATATCTGAATCTTCTTTTCAAAAAGGAAACCTCATCCAAAGTTCTAAATGCTTTCGCATCTGCAGCAGAACTTTTCAACTCATCAGTGTATTCCATTCCAATTTCAGAAAAAGCTTCAGTCATAGTGTGTTGGTTAAACCAACCAACAACACGCTCAGAAATGTTCAAAACATTATCATCACCATAAGAAATCATTGAAACATTTTCGTTGAAATCCTTCATGTTGACAATCTTTCCAACCTTTCTTGCGCACAAAATAAAAACAATACGGCACACAACAGAATTATACAAAGAATTCAAAATTGCAGTCAGTGGATGACCAGATGGATGTCCATGAGTCCAAAGGTAGATGTTATCACCTTCAATGTGGATAGAATTGATCAACTCTTTCCACAAAATAGCACGGATTTGTTGATTTTCTTCTCCATCTCCATACCATTCATTAATGGCTTTTCCAATTTCATCCAAAATTTGCAAGATCAAAGTTCCATCAAAATTTCCAAAATCACCAGCAACAACATTCAAAACAAATTTCTTCAAATGTCGGGCCAAATGGGTCCAATCAAAAGAAT